CTGGGGGAAACTCCTGCCCGCGTTGGAGATCTCCGCGGCCCGGGTCTTCGTCATCCCCTTGCGGCGCAGGGCTCGGTACACCTTGAAGCGGGTTCGGTACACGAAGCCGGCACGGCCACCTCGGTCGCTGACCACAGCCCCACCCCACGCTCGAATCGAAGCCTAGATGGCATTCTGGCCTACGATTCAAAGGTAACAGGGCTGAGGAGGCATCCACCATGGCCAACCCCAACCAAGACGCACGCAGCGGCCGCGGCCAATACGTCCGCACCCCAGAAGCCATCGCACGCGACACCGAAGCAGCACGCCTCTACTTCGAAGAACACCTCAGCTACCGGCAAGTCGCCAAACAGATGGGCTACAAACACCACAGCTCCGCCATGGAAGCCATCAACCGCGTCATGCGGACAGCCAACCAGCCGGCCCAGGAACTCCGGGACCGGCGCGACCGCGAGCTGCAGTTCCTGTGGGACGCCGCCATGGAGATCTTCAACAAGCGGCATCTCGTCGTGTCCTTCGGGAAGGTCATCGAACGCGACGGTGAGCCCCTGGAAGACGAAGGGCCCCGCCTCCAGGCCCTGGACAAACTCCTGAAGATCAACGCTGAGTGGCGGAAGCTCCACGGCGCCGACGCCGCAGTCAAGGTCGAAGCCACCGTCCACGAGGTCACTCAGGAGGACATCGAGCTGGCAGCGCTCATCCGCGAAGCCCAGGCCAAGAATGCCGCAGAGGAAGCGCGCATCAAGGGCGAGACGGGTTGATCGAATTGACCCGAACCCGCACAACTCCCCGCGTGAGCTGGGACAATAGAGACACAACCAAAGACAGACCCCGGCGAGTGCTGCGAACACTCCCGGGGCATGGCCGATCTACAGAGGAGATCGACATGACGAAGCGTACCCCGTCCGGCGTGCCCGGGACATGCTGCGGCGCCTGCGGTCGAAGCAAGGCTGACGAGCCCGATCAGTTCAGGATCAGGCGCCGGAATGGCCGTGAGGCGCTCAACTGGTGCTGCAAGCCTTGTGAAGCAATCCTCCGGAGGGAGCGCAAGGAGGCCCGAGAAAGGAACGCTCAGCCGTGCTCGGTGAGCGGCTGCACACGACCGCAGTACGTTTCCGGCTGGTGCCAGTCCCACTATGACCGGAAGAAGCGCACTGGCGAGACCGGCGCGGCCACCTTCAGGCGGTATGGCTCCGGCAGCACCTGCGAGTTCGCGGGATGCGGTCGTCCGCATCTGTCCGGCGGCCTCTGCGGGGCGCACTATCAGCAGCGCTTCAACGGACGTCCGCTCGTACCGCTACGTCCCCGGCGAGACCCCTACGTTCGAGATGAGCAGGGAAGGAAGTCTTGCGGAGTCTGCGAAGAGTGGCTGCCCACGGACCGCTACTACCGCAACGTACGAACGCGTGACGGCTTTGCGACCGTCTGCCGCCGGTGCAACCGCAGCACCGAACTCCAGCGAAAGTTCGGAATCACGCTGACCCACTACGAAGAGATCCTCGAACGCCAGGGCGGCGGCTGCGCGGCATGCGGTAAGACCGAGAGCGTCAACGGACGTTTCTTGGCCGTCGACCACGACCACGCCTGCTGCCCGACCGATGAGACCTGCGGCGGCTGCATTCGAGGCTTGCTCTGCAATCCGTGCAACCTTCTGCTCGGGCTGGCACAGGATGACTCTGCCCGACTCATCGCGCTGGCTAGCTATATCAACCGCGGCTCTTCCGACCTAGCTGAGTCCGTATGATGGAGTACCTCTGCGACGAAGCGGGTCTGCCATACAACGCGACCACCTTCGACCTCGACGCGCATCTCCAGAGCCTAGACCTGCGGCTCCTCAAGACGGACGAGGGCCGGCGCGCCCTCACCCGGCTCGATCCCCTCGCCTTCGGACTGCTCTACTTGCCGCACCACATGAAGGGCAAGCAGACTGGCGAGCAGATCACGCTCGCCGACTGCCACCTGGACTGGGCGCGGCAGGCCCGGCAGTGGGTACGCCCCGTAACAGAGCCGCGCAGCGCACGTGACGTCTACATCAGTCCCCGCGAGTCCGCGAAGAGCACGTGGTGGTTTCTGATCATCCCGATGTGGGCCGCAGCCCACGGCTTCGTCCACTTCGTGGCAGCCTTCTCCGACAGCGCCACCCAAGCGGAGACGCACCTAGCAACCTTCAAAGCCGAGTTGGACGGCAACCGACTCCTTCGTGAAGATTTCCCGGATCTCGTCAAACCAGCAACGAGCAGCCGTGGAGCTGTCAAGGCAGACCGGCAGTCCCAGATCCAGATGTCGAACGGATTCACCTTCGCGGCACGGGGCATTGACTCGGGGAACCTCGGCCTCAAGGTCGGACGCCAGCGCCCGGACGTCCTGATCGCCGACGACATCGAGAGCGGCGAGGCGAACTATTCCGTCCGCCAGGCCGCGAAGCGCCTGTCCACTCTCCAGAACGTGATCCTCCCCCTGTCGGAGTTCGCCCGATGCGTCGTCGTCGGAACGACCACCATGGCGGAGGGCCTGATCCATCAGTGCGTCAAGAGCGTCATCACGACTGAGGAACCGGCGAAGTGGATCAAAGAGGAGAAGTTCGACGTCCACTACTACGAGCCGATCATCCAGACCGAGACCGGTGAGCGGTCGATCTGGCCGGCCAAGTGGCCCATGTCGTACATGCAGGACGTGAGGGCGACTCGGTCCTTCAAGCTCAACTTCCTCAACCAGCCTTCGAGCGCGAACTCCGACTACTGGGCCGAGGATGACTTCACCTACGGCCACTTCCCCGTAGTGCGTAAATACCTGTCCGTGGACGGGGCGGTGACGACCAAGAAGAAGTCTGACTTCACAGCCCTGTCCGTGGTGGGCTACTCGCCCCCGCGTCCCGCGACAGAACGGGGCCGCGCCATGCCGGCGCGCTGCCTGGTGGAGCACGCCGAGGCAGTGAAGTTGAAGGGAGCGGCGCTACGAGAGCGTGCGTTGCAGATCCTTGACTCCTTCCCGGACATCGGGGCTCTCCTCGTTGAGAGCAACCAGGGCGGTGACCTGTGGCATGAGGTCTTCCATGACATGCCGGTCCGGGTGGTCACCGTCTCGAATAGTGAGCCCAAGGAAGTTCGGGCGGCTCGCCTGCTGAACCTCTACCAGCTGCTGCCACCCCGGGTGGTCCATGCGGAGCCGTTGCCTGCCCTGGAGGAGCAGATGTGTTCCTTCCCGAACGGCCTGCATGACGACCTGGTCGATAGCGTCGGCAACGGGGTTCTGCGCTTCCTTCGGCCGCCGAAGAAGACGCCGCCTCCGTCTGCGTCGCGCGTCGCGTACACGTGAGCCTTCGATTCGTTCCGTCGACCGTTGGTGCACCGCCATGACCGAATGCGACACCATCAGCTAACCTTCGATTCAAAGGTCAAGGGTGGAGGTCGCATTGGAAGACGCCGCAATGTCCGACCTCATGCTCGGAATCGAAGAACTCGCCGAGGCCCGACCCGAATACGACCGCGCCGCCATGTACTACGACGGCAAAGTCCCCGAGGTCTTCACCAGCATCCGAGTACGCCGCGCCCTCGCCCGCCACGACATCGACTTCGACCTCAACTTCGCCAAGACCCCCGTCAACGCCGTCGCCAACCGACTGAAGATCGCCAGCATCACCAGTCCCGACCCGGCGACCAACGACCTCATCTCCAAGATCTGGCAGGACAACCAGCTCAACCTGGAGATGCCCGACGTGTTCCGGCGCGCCGGCGAATACGGCGACGCCTACCTCATGGTCGTCCCCGTCGAGGACGAGACCGGCAACGTCGTCCGCGTCGAGATGTTCTACAACAGCCCGCAGACCGTCCGCGTGATCTACGACGAAGAGAACCCCCGCCGTAAGCGGTTCACGATCAAACGCTGGGCCGACGGCAACTTCCAGCGCGCCGAGCTGCTGTACGACGACCGAACCGAACGCTGGACCACCCAAGAAAACTCAACCGGCGACCGGCCCAACGACTGGCAGCACTGGCCCGCCGACCCGGAAGACCCCGAGTCGTGGCTCATCGAGCACGACTGGGGCGAGCAGCCCGTCTTCCACTTCCGCAACGACCGGCCCTACGGCACACCCGAGCACTACGGCGCCTACGGCCCGCAGAACGCGATCAACAAGCTGCAGCAGACCCACATGGGCACGGTCGACTACCAGGGGTTCCCGCAGCGGTACGCGCTCACCGACGCCGCGAACACCGATACCAGCGACCTGGAGCCCGGCGACTTCGACGACAGCGACTGGCCCCTCGACGAGAAGGGCCTGGGCCCGTCGGACTCCGGTGAAGACTCCAGCCTGAAGGCCGGCCCGGGCGAGATGTGGCTGCTGCGCGGCTACAAGACCGTGGGTCAGTTCGAGGCCGCCCAGCCCAGCGTGTTTCTGGAGCCGATCGACTTCAACATCCGGGCGATGGCGCAGATCACTGACACGCCGCTGCGCATGTTCGACCCACAGTCCGGGCGTCAGCGGTCGGGGGTGTCGTACCAGGAGGAGGACGGTCCGTTCATCTCCAAGGTCGAGTACCGGCAGACGAGTTACGGCGCCACTGCGCACGAGGCGTTCGTGTTCGCGTTGCGTCGCCTCGGGGTGGAGAACCCGGTCGTGAACGTGGACTGGGTGCCCGCCCGGTCGGTGTCCACTGCCGAGGGCTGGCAGACCGTCAAGGCGAAGATCGAGGCCGGGGTGCCGCGCCGGCAGGCGCTGATGGAAGCTGGCTACCGCGCCGAGCAGGTCGACGCGTGGCTGTCCGGCACCGATGACGCCGAGCTGCAGCGCCGCGTGGATGTTCTCGCCTCGCTTGCGGACAGTGCGCAGAAGCTGGGTGCCGCGAAGACGCTCGGTGTGATCACCGAAGAGCAGGTTGCGGCGCTCATGTCCGGTGCGATCGATGACCTGGAAGCGCTCGCGAACGCTCAGGAGGCGGGCTGATGCCGTACTCCAGCGACGACCTCATGCGGCTGGTGCAGGGCGACCACACCAGCCAGGTCGTCGACCTGGAGAACCAGATCGGCGGCCGCGCCCTCGCGGGCAGTGACCGGGCGTTCGAGGAACTGATCCGTCGCACCTTGGCCGCGTGGACGCAGGCGTTCGGCGGTCCTGACCAGGCGGCGCTGCCGGGTGACGTGCTGCGTCGGATCCTGGCTGTGGCGCAGGCCGCGGTGCGGCGCATCCTCGACAGCATCGGCGACCGGGCCCCGGCGGCGCTCGCCGACGGGCTCACCCCGGCGATCACGCTGGGGGTGCGGCAGGGCGCCGAGTTCGTGCGGGCCGCGTCCGGGCGCCGTCGCCGCGAGCCGCGAGTGCCGTCGGTGGGCCGCGCGTTGCGGGATGAGGCGCGCCGGATCCGCGAGGTGGTGGCCGAACGCCGGGATCGGGCGCTGTTCCTGCTGCATCCGGACCGGGTGTCGCGCTGGTCGCACCTGCTGGCCGGGCTCGGTGCGGGCCGGGCGGTACTGCCTGCGGTGCGCGCTCATGTGGCGTGGGTGATCAATACCGCGGTGCATGAGGGCTTGGATGCGGTAGTGCGGGCGACGGCCCCCTTGCGGGTGTGGGTGTCGGAGGCGGATGCGTGCGTGCGCTGCCTGGCCTACACCGGGCGCACCGCGAAGCCGGGCGAGCCGTTCCCGGGCGGGCTGTCGTGGGATCCCCGCCAGCGCAAGACCCGGGCGGCCGGCGTCGACGGGCCGCCGCTGCACGGGCATTGCCGCTGCCGCACCGTGCCCTGGGACGACCGGTGGCGGCCGGACGGTGTCCCGTTCCCGGAGGCGCTTCGCCGTGAGGCTGAGCGCTCGATCGGCTTCGGCCGGGCCCGCCCGTCGGAGTCTCGTGCTGTGCGGCTGCGTGCGGCGCGGGAACTGCTGCGCACCGTCGATGACTTGCTGCCCGCGGTCGAGGCCCGCGCCCGCACCGCTTTGAGGACCGGCCGGTTCCCGGCCGCCGCATAGACCCCGGCCGCCCGCCGATGGGCGCCGCGAACCCGTGATGGGAGAACACCATGGGCATCCAAACCGAGCAGACCGACAGCGACATGGACGTCGAGGTCGGCGACGACACCGAACCCGAGACCGTCGACGAGCCCGACACAGAGCCCGAGCCCGAGGAAGAGCCGGAGCCGGACGACAAGCCGAAGCCCAAGCCTCCGGCGAAGAAGGCCGACGACGAGTACAAGCCGCCGTCCAAGGACGAATGGGCGCGCACCCAGGCTGCGCTGAAGAAGGCAAACGACGACGCCAAGCGGCACCGGCTCCGCAACAAGGAGCTGGAGGACAAGGCCCGCGGGGACGAGACGGAGCACGAGAAGGCGCTCCGCGAGGCCCGCGAGGAAGGCGAGAAGCGGTTCCGTACCCCGCTCGTGCGCACCGCGGTCCGAGGCGCGCTGGTCGAGGCCGGGGCGCTCGCCTTCCTCCAGGACGAGAAGGACCCCAAGTCCGAAGACGCGCTGAAGAAGGGCGAGTCCCGGCTCTCGCGGCTGATGAAGCTCGTCGACCTCGACGCTCTCGACGTCGACGACGACGGCTCCGTATCGGGACTGGAGGCCGCGGTCGCCGACGTAATCCACGACTTCCCCGACCTCTTCGCCGCGGCCGCCCCGCGGAAGCCGAAGCCGCGGCCGACCGGAGCGCCGCGGCCGCCGGCGGTGGAGAAGCCCAAGAGCACCGCAGAGATCCACGCAGCCCGGCTCCTGGGCAGGGCTTGACACCCGCAGGTATATTCATCACCAGGTGAATAAGCTCCGGTGATCGGAGCCAGCCACCGCCCTTGCTTGCAGGCGCCCGTGATGGGGCCCGAGCCGACAGCCGAATCCCCATCACGACGCCCGCAGGAGGGCACCCGTGGCTCGCAATACGTTGGAAGCGTGGATCCCCGAAGAGTGGGAGACCTCCAAGGTCGTCCAGACGATGCAGCAGATGTCTGCCGTCGAAGACCTCTCCTCCCCGATCCCCATGGGATCCGACACCAAGCACGTCCCTCGCACCGCAGGCATGGGCGTCGACGTCGTCGACAAGGGCGGCGCCTACGGCGAGGACACCTCCCTCAACGATGAGGTCTTGCTGACCGTCAAGAAGATCGGCAAGGCGGCCCGTATCGCCGAGGAGGACATCGACGACTCCGTCGCCGACGTCATCAGCGCGAAGATGGTCGGCTGGGCGAAGTCCTACGCGAAGTTCATGGACAACGCGTGCCTCGCCGTGACCGCGGCCCCCGGCACCGGTGTCCCCTTCGCGTCGCTGTACTACCTGCTGGCCACCACCGACAACAACATCGGCTACACCGGCAACAGCAACATCACCGTCGCCGCGACCGCCGGCGCCCCGACCTACGCCGAGTTCTCCACCGCGATCGGTAACGTCGAGGCCGGGGACTACTTCGACCCCGGCAGCATGGTCGCGATCGCGCACCCGGCGTTCCGCAAGAGCCTCCGCGGCGTCCTGGACACCCAGAACCGGCCGATCTTCCTCGAAGGCCTGTCCGGCACCCCCGACACCATCTTCGGTGTCCGGGTCCGCTGGTCCCTGGGCGCGCGGACCTCGCCGACCGCGACCGCCACCCCGACCGGGCGCCCGATCGCCGCGTTCGTCAACCCGGAACTCATGCTCCTCGGCCGCCGGTCCGGCCCCGAGTCCGTGTTCATCGACGGACGCGACGGCCTGTCCGCGCTCACGGACGAGTCGATCCTCAAGATGCGCGCACGCCGCGCCTGGGCCTACGGGCACCCGGCTGGCGCGGCGATCCTCGTCGGCTGACCCATCCCGGCTCCCGCGCCGCTCTCGGCTCAGGGCGGCGCGGGTCTGCAGGGAGGTGAGCCATGGCAACGCGCAAGACACCCAGCAAGAGCAGCGAGCAGTCGGCCACTGACGAGGAGCAGCTGCGGCAGCGGCAGTTCCCCGCGAAGGCGGGCGCCCCGGACGTCGAGGTCGACGAGCGCTCGGCCGACGGCGCCGAAGGGACGCGGCACGTCAAGGAGTTCGTCGTGCTGGCCGAGCAGTGGCCGAGCATGGACGAGGAAGCCGCGCACGCCGCGAACCGGGCTGCCGTGACCAACGAGGCGATCCAGCGTGGCCTGCACCCGCGTGGCGACGTGTCGTTCGACGGTGCCAGCGAGCACGACGACGGCGTCTCCACGGTCCTCACCTACTCGGTTGAGACCGTGCCCGCCTCGATCGACCACACGCCGCAGGAGACGACCACACCCCGCGATGTGATCGAGGCCGTGGGCGGCGACACCAGCAAGGCAGGCGACTAGCCGTGGTCAACGCCTGGGCGACTGCACAGCAGGTCATCGACACCACCGGGGTGTCCGTGACCGATCAGCAGCTTGCCCAGGCGCAGGACGACATCGAGATCTTCACCAACCGGGTGTACGAGGACACGCCTCGCATCCGGACGCGGGATCTCTACTGGCTGGGCCGGGCCGTCGCCCGTCAAGCCGCATGGCTGGCAGGCCAGTTCGGGCTGGAGACGCGGCTGGATGCCACGCAGATCCAGCAAGACCAGGTCTCCACCACGCTGCAGGGCGACGGCCTGGTCCTCGCACCCATGGCCGCCCGAGCGCTCCGCCGGGTGTCGTGGATGCGGTCCCGCACCGTGCACATCCGCTCCGCGATCGAAGGCTCCGGCCCCATCGTCGGCGACTACCTGTCTTACGGCTCGGACGAGCACATGGTCTGGGCCCCGTACACGGGCGGTGCGTGATGCAAGCCATCGCCACCACCAAGGTCAGCATCCTGCGCGGCACAGAGACCGACGAGTTCGGCGACGAACGGGACACCACCACCCCGATCGCCACCGGCATCCCGGCCTCACTGACCGAGCAGACCCGCCGCGTCACGACCCGCGAGAACCCCACCCCCCGCATCGTCCGCTACGCCGTCGCCCGGGTCCCCGCCCGCACCGACGTCACCGACCAAGACCGGGTGCGTGACGAACGCACCGGCGCCATCTACATCGTCGAGGCAACCTCCTCGATGGCCAACCCCGCAGCCGTGCCGGACATCCGGCTCGACCTGCGGCGCACCACCTGACAACAGCATCGGCCACCAGCGCCCGGGGAGACCGGGCCCGGCCACGAGTACGAGACCACCTTCGGAGAGGAGGCGGCCATGGCGCGATCCGGTGTGCGGATCGACCCATCAGCGCGCGCACACGTCGACGCAGCGATCAACGACTGGCTCGGCGACGTCATCGGCCCCGCCATCCTCGGCGACGCCCGCAACTACGTGCACAAGCGCTCCGGCCGCCTCGCTGAGTCTCTGCGCTCCGAGGTGCAGGGCAAGGTACTCCGTGTCGGCTCGCTGGACTGCAACTACGCGACCGACGTCGAGATGGGCACGAGCCCGCACGTCATCCTCCCGAAGAACAAAAAGGCCCTGCACTGGCCCGACGCCGACCACCCGGTCGCCCGCGTCAACCACCCCGGCACCCCGCCAATGCCGTATCTGCGGCCCGCCCTGTTCCAGCGGAGGACCGCATGAGCACGCCGGTCCTGCACGCCACACCCGAACTCGTCGCCACCGCCTGGCTGAAGACCGTGGTCGGCGACCGCGTCGCGACCACCCTGCCCAAGGACTCCAGCAGTTGGGTCGACGCCGGGTTCTGCACGCTCGTCGTGGCTGGCGGTACCCCGAACCTGTACGTGCCGCTGCGTGAACCGGTGATGGGCGTGGACTGCTGGGCCGTCAACCCGGGCTCGCAGAAGCCTCCGTGGGACAAGGCCGCCATGCTCGCCGAGGCGATCCAGGCCGCCTGCTACGACCACTCGGCGATTCCGCAGGTCGTGGATCTGCCAGCTGGCTACCCACGGGCGCGGGTGCTGTCGGCGTACACCACGGGCGACTACCGGCGGGTGCACGACGACGCATCGTCATACGCCCACTACTCGATCCCTGGCCTCGTCGTCGCCTGGATGGAGGTGCCGTCGTGATGTGGGCCATCCAAGAGGACACCCCGCACGGGCAGCTCCTGTCGTGGAACGGCAAGACCCTCGTCCATGGCGACAAAGGCGAGCTGGAATTCCTCCTCACCGGGCCGGTCCGGATCGTGCCGTGCCCGCCGAGCTTGCGCCCAGAGGACTGCCTCGAACTCCGCTTCCACCCGCAGTACGCCCACCACCAGTTCCCGCTCGTGAGGAGCAACTACCGATGACCCACAAGGTCCGCACCACCATGCGCCCCGACCAGGAGATCGAGGTCGACGACGCCGAGTACCTCGACCTGAAGCGGCAGGGCCTCCTCGTCGAGGAGACCGCCGAGGAGGAGGTGCCGCCCGCGACTGCGGCGCCGGCCGCCCCCGAAGCGCCGCCGCAGCCCGCGGCCGTCGCCCCGAAGAAGCCGTCCTCGGCCGGAAGCAAGGAGAACTGATCATGTCGGTGAACACGGGAAATCTGATTCAGGGCCCGGCGACGCTCTACTCCGGCGCGTTCGGCGCCACCGAGCCGGCCGACTCCGCTGTCAACTCCACCCCGGCCGCGTCCGCGTGGACGGACCTGGGCGGCACGCAGGACGGCGTGAAGTTCAGTGCCGACCAAACCTACGGCGAGCTGGAGGTCGACCAGATCACCCTCCGGGTCGGCTCTCGGCTGACGAAGGCCGACTACACCATCGAGACATCGCTGGCCGAGGCGACGTTGGAGAACCTGTCGCTGACCCTCAACGGCGGCACGGCGGCTTCCGGGTCGGGCTGGAAGTCCTACGAGCCGAACGTCACCAGCTCCGCGACGCAGCCGAACTACTTCGCGGTGATCCTCGACGGGTACGCGCCGCAGCAGTTCAGGCGCCGGATCATCGGCCGGAAGGTCCTGAACGTCGACAGCGTCGAGCTCGCCTACACCAAGGACAAGCAGACGCTGATCCCCGCGAAGTTCGCGGTCCACTTCGTGTCCGGCAGCATCGCGCCCATCCACGTGGTCGATCAGACCAGCTGACCCCTGCAGCCCATCTCCCTGTCCGTAGCGAGGAGCACCACACATGGCATCCACCACCCCCGCCCGTACCCGCCAGTCCGCTGCCGCGAAGAGGGCAGCGGCCAAGCCCGTCAACGGCACCGACGAACTCGACTTCGAGCCGCTGCGGATCGCCTCCGACGAGGAGATCGAAGAGGAGCGCGTCGAGCTCTTCTACATCGGCGACACCCCCTACACCATCCCGAAGACCATCCCGCCCGGTGTGGCCCTGCAGTTCCTTCGCGAGGCCCGCGAGCACGGCCGAGACCTGGCCACCGCCCCGCTCCTGACCCGTGTCCTCGGCGAGGACGCCTACGAGGCGCTGGAGCAGTCGCGGGCGCTGACCGAGGACCAGATGGAGTGGATCGTCAACAAGGTCCTCGACCTGGCCCTCGGCCGGAAGAAGCGGGAGGGAAAAGCGAAGTAGACGACGGCACTTCGTGGATCCGCCTCTTCGACCAGATCAAAGAGCCGGACTTCGCGGAGGCCATCGTCGAGCGAGTCGAGGAACTCCTGTGGGTCCTCGACCACCAGGACGACATCGACGCCGACTTCCTCGCGATCTACGGCCTCGACCTTGAGCACGTCGAGATCAGCAGTCGCCGCTACTTCACCCGGGCCCAACGTCTGACCGCCTTCCAGGGCGTGATGGCCGCCCGCGTCGAAGAGGAACGCGAGAATCGGGAGCCGAGCTACACCCCAACCCGCACGAGCACGACCGGCCCGCCACCACGGCAGGCCAGCAGAGAGACCACCGAGGTCTCACTGACCCAGTTCCGGGCCCAGTTCCCGGGACTCGTGAGCGTGGCACAGGGAGGGTAGATGGCCGGGGCGTTCCGCATCGCCGAGGGGTACGTCGAGGTCACCGCCGACGAGTCCGGCTACGACCGCGCCATCGACAAGCTGAAGGGCGAGAAGCACAGCGTCAGTGTGGGCGTCGACCTCGACGACAAGGACGCGATCGCCAAGCTCGACAAGCTCGTCAAGCCCCGCACCATCAAGCTCACCGCGGACATGGATACCCGCGCGGCCGCCGACGACCTCGCCGTCCTCACTCGGCGCCGCACCATCGCCGTCGCTGCAGACGTCGACGAAGCCTCCGCCGACGGGGAGTTGGCCGCTCTTGCCGCTGACCGCACGGTGCGGCTCTTCGTCGACGTCGATGACGCTGAGGCCATCAGCCGCCTCGACGCCCTCACCCGCGACCGCATGGTCCACGTGCTCGCCGACATGGACACCCGTGTCGCCGCCGCGGACCTCGCCAACCTCACCCAGCGGCGCACCGTCCGTGTGGACGCCGACGCGGACACTGCCGCGGCCGCCGCACGGCTGGACATCCTCACCCGCGACCGCACCGTGCGCATCAGGGCCGGTCTCCTCGGAGGCGGAGGAGGCGGGGCAGGCGGAGGTCTCGGCGGCCTCACGTCGAGCCTTTCCAGCCTCACTGTCGCGGCTGTTGGTGCGCTTCCAACGCTGGCGTCGTTGGCACAGTCGATTCTCCAGATGGGGCCAGCCGCTGCGATTGCGGCTCCTGCCGTGCTGTCGCTGGGGGCTGCCTTCGCCGCTATCAAGCTCGGCACCAGCGGGATCGGGGACGCGTTCAAGGCGGCGTTCGCGCCGGCCACCAAGAGCGCCTCGCAGGCAGAGAACGCAACCCGCAGGGTGGAGTCCGCGCAGCGCTCCCTCGCCAAAGCCCAGCAGGCCGTCAAGGACGCCGAGGTCAACGCGGCCGAGGCCCGGGTGAAGGCGGCCCGGGACATCCAAGACGCCCAGCAGAACCTGAAGAACACCATCTCGGACGTCGCCGACTCCAACCGGCGCGCCGCCGAGAGCGTGGCCTCCGCCGAACGCGACCTCGCCAACGCGCAGAAGGCGGCCCGGCAGGCGCAGCTCGACCTCACCCAGGCACGCAAGGACGCCGCACAGGAGCTGGAAGACCTCAACAACCGGCTCGCGGACGCACAGCTCGACCAGCGGCAGAAGGTCCTCGACCTCCAGGACGCCGAGCAGGAGCTCGCCGCAGTCAAGGCCAAGGGGTCGAAGGCCACCCAGGAAGAGATCGACAAGGCCCAGCTGCAGTACGACAAGGCCGCCCAGGCACTGTCGGAGCAGCAGACCGAGACTGCCCGGCTGCAGGAGCAGACGGACTCCGCGAACAAGGCCGGCGTGGAGGGCTCCGACAAGGTCACGAAGGCCAAGCAGAACATCAACGACGCCCAGCAGGAAGTCATCGACAAGACCCGCGAGTTGAAGGACGCGGAGATCGAGGCGGCCCGCACCCAGCAGGACGGGGCGCAGCGCATCGCGAAGGCCCAGCGCGACGTCGCCGACGCACAGGCCGCCGCAGCCAAGGCCGCAGCCGATGGCGCCCGACAGATCAAGGACGCGCAGGAGGCCGCCGCGGACGCCGCGCGGGCCCTCGCCGAGGCTCAGACGTCCGGGGCGCTGGCCACGAACAAGCTCGGCGACGCGATGGCCCGCCTGTCGCCGAACGCCCGCGAGTTCGTCAACGCCGTCCTCGCACAGCGCGAGGCGTGGCGCGGTTTGAAGCTCGACGTGCAGGACGCCCTCTTCAAAGGCCTGGGCGACACCTTCACCCGCCTCACGTCGAACGTGCTGCCCGAGCTGGACATGGGCCTCGTCGGCATGGCCGACAACCTCAACCGCACCGCACGCAACGCCGCAGAAGCCGTCGTACAGCTCGCCAAGACCGGCCAGCTCCGCTCCATGTTCGACGGCCTCAACCGAGCCACCGGCAACCTGACGAACATCCCCGGGCAGATCATCACCGGGCTGACACAAATCTCCATCGCCGCATCCCCGGCGTTCGCCCGGCTGACGAAGGCCGCCTCCGACGCAGCGGACCGCATCTCACAGAAGCTCGGCGACGCCTTCAAGTCGGGCGCGCTGGAGGACGCCATCAACAACGGCGTCGACATCGCGCGCCAGTTCGGCAAGCTCCTCGGCGACGTCTTCGGCACCTTCAGCAACATCATGAAGGCGGCAGCCGCCGGCGGGGGCGATGCACTCGGCAGCTTGGGTGCCGTGTTCTCCGAGCTGCGGCGGATCACGGCGATGCCGGGCGTCCAGCAGGCGTTGACGTCCGTGTTCACGGCGATCAACTCGATCGCGAAACTCTTCGCCGGCACGTTGGGCGCGGTGCTGCAGGCGGTGCTTCCGCTGCTCGCCAAGCTGGCCCCGGTCGTCACCGAGCTGGCGACCAAGTTCGGGCCCGTCCTCGCTGAGCTGGCGAAGACCCTCGGTGAGGCACTGACGCCGATCATCGACGCGCTGCTGCCGATCGTCACGGACATCGGCGGCATCATCATTCAGCTGGTGCAGGCGGTGATGCCGCTGCTGCAGCCGATCGGTAACCTGCTCGGCGCGATCATCACGGCGCTCGCCCCGGTCATTCAGGCGGTCGGCGATGAGCTGGTGACGCTGGTCGGGGCGCTCGCTACGGGGCTGGCGCCGATCGTGCAGGCCCTCGTGCCCGTGGTGCAGATGTTCGGCCAGTTCCTTGGCCAGCTCGCCCCGCTGTTCCCGCAGATCATGAACGCGGTCATTCCGCTGATCCCGCCGCTGTCGCAGCTGATCGTGGCGCTGCTGCAGTTGGCGTTGCAGGTGATCCAGCCGCTGCTGCCACTGATCGTGCAGTTGGCAACGTTTTTGACGACGTCTTTGGCTACGGCGCTCGGCTATCTCATCCCGGTCATCACCACGGTGATCGGCTGGCTGACCACGTTCACCGACGCGGTAACGAACGTCGTCAAGTGGATCGTCGACAAGTTCCAGTACCTGTACGACGTGCTGGTCGGTCACTCGATCATCCCCGACCTGGTGTCGGAGATCATCGGCTATTTCACCGGCTTGTGGTCGAAGACGAAGGAGATCTTCAACGCCCTGAAGAAGGGCGTCATCGACATCTGGAACAACCTGTGGAACACAGTCCGCTCCAAGTGGGACTCCTTCTGGGGCGGGCTGAAAAACGCCTTCTCCAACGCCTGGTCAGTTTTCCGGACCTCCGTGTCGGCGCTGCGCACCTCGATCACCAACACCTGGTCGTCCATGTGGAACTCAGCGCGCGACAAGGTGACGTCGATCTTCTCCACCATCAGTGGGAAAATCTCCAGCTTCAAGAACGGCATGAAGTCCGCATTCTCCTCGCTGCGGGATTCACTCGGCACGATCTGGAACGGCATCAAATCCAAGATCGGCGACCCGGTGAAATGGGTCATCTCCAAGGTCTACAACTCCGGCATCCGCACCATGTGGAACACCATCGCCGGAAAGATCAGCAGCAAGCTGACCCTGCCCGCGATCTCTCTCGGCTTCAACCGAGGCGGCATCGTCCCCGGCTCCGGCAACACCGACACCGTGCCCGCCATGCTCACCCCCGGCGAGCGCATCCTGTCCAAGCAGCAAGTCGCTCAACTCGGCGGGCACCGCGGCATCGACGCCATGCTCGGCCAGGACAAGCCCACCCGCACCGGCGGCAACCCGACCCGGCAGGAAGAACGCCGACGCCACCAGGCGGGCACCCAGCACTTCGCGTCCGGTGGCATCGTCGGCACCGTCACCGGCGCCATCGGCAACGCGGTCGGCTCCGTCGCCTCATGGGCGAAAGACCTCGTCCTCGGCGGGCTGAAGGCGGCCGCGCAGAAGGCCCTCAGCAGCCTGGTCAAGCCGCTCATCAACCAGATCCCCGGCGGAGGCTTCGGCAGCCTCTTGAAGGGCCTGTCGAACCGGGCCGTCGACGGGATGCTGTCGTTCCTCGGTAACGAGGACAAGAAAGCCACCGGCGGGCCCGCGGTGCAGCGGGCGTTGGCGTGGGCGAAGTCCCAGAATGGCCTGCCCTACCAGTGGGCTGGTAACGGCAACCCGTCGTGGGACTGCTCGGGGTTCATGTCGGCGATCGAGTCCGTCATCCGCGGGCAGAAGCCGCACCGCCGGTGGGCGACTGGCGCGTTCGTCGGGAACAACGGGCCGGCCGGGTGGGTGCGGAACCTGAAGTCCCCGTTCATGATCGGCATCACGAATGCGGGCGTCGGCCACACCGCGGGCACGCTCGCCGGCGTGAACTTCGAGAGTTCCGGCGGCCGCGGCGTCCACTACGGCAGGACCGCGCGCGGCTACAACGACTCGATGTTCACCTCACAGTGGGGCTTCGCACCGGCCACCAAGTACGACTCCGGCGGCCTGCTCCAGCCCGGCGCGACGATGGCCGTGAACCGGACGAAGCGGCCCGAGCGGGTCCTCGACGCGCAGCAGACGGCCATGTTCGAGCAGCTCGTCTCCGGCAGCCGTGGGGCGCGGAGCATCGTCATCGAGAACATCACCGTCAGCGGGACGTTCGACTTCTCCTCCCCGAACGCCCGCCGCGCCGCCGCGAACGCGCTCGTGAAGGACATGAAAGAAGCCCTCCGCAAGTTTGATCGGGAGCGTGCCTGATGGCGCAGTACAACTGGGGCGACATCCAACTCGGCCGCATCCCCCTACGCGAGACCTTCGACGCGGCGGAGGCAGGCGGGGACTCCCGCGGCATGGACATCGACGGGCAGGAGTCCTACCCGCCGCTGACCCGCGCCCAGGTCATCGCCCGCCACGACGGCATCAACGCGCTGGTCACCGGCCAGGTGTTGCCGGTCACGTTCACCGACAAGCCAGAACGCAACGGCTACTACGCGATCAAAGCCAGCTCAGCCACGTACACGGAGCAGCGCACCGACCTGGTCACCTCCGACTGGAAAGTGTCCCTGGACCGGATCGGCTCCGACGCCGAAACCGACCTGCAGTCCCGGCTCACCGGCGCCGTGAGGCTGAATGACTTCTCCCTGACAGGGGAGCGCTGGCACGCCCCGCCGATTGGCCACTACGGCTATTACACCGGCAGCACGAACCCGACCACGATGACCCGCACCGGCGCCGACGGCACGATCACCGTCTACCGCGGCGTCCCCGCGAACATCTCCCCCCGCTGGGGCTGCGACCCCACCGCCTACCTGACCGGCCGGGTCCGCCTCACCACCACCGGCAGCCAGGAGGTGTACGGCGCCGACGTGTCCCTCTCGCCGACCGGCTGGGCGCTCACCAACGGCCTCGTCAACATCACCCCATCCGCATCGGCGACGTTCGACGTGCAGGCCTACACCGGCGGCGCCTGGCGCTCCAAGCTGTGGAACACCTCCGTCGCCGGATCCGGCTCCTCGATCGGCGCCTGGGACAAGGCCACCCTGCTCCGCAACGACCCCGAGGCGGTCATCCTGCGGCTGACGGAGAGCCTCAACCCGGGCCGGGCCACCCTCGACCTCACCCTGCGGCGCGGCTCCCGCTTCGTCGAGGGCTACCTCCAAGTCGGCACCGCCGCCACGCTCGCCGCGTACCGGGCGAGCCTGGAGACCAACACCAGCGCGGCCGCGTCCGGGTACGTCACCGCAACAGCGAACGACGCCGATGGGAATCGCTTCGCCGTGGGCTCCGCGCGCACCTTCACCGCGCACCCCAACGGCGGGGTCATCAAGAACTCGGCCACGTCGATGGACTTCTGGATCGGCGTCGTGGCCGGAGGCGGGTCCGCGGTGTCCGGAGATACGGCGGTCGACCTACGGAACATGTACATCGCCGCGATGCCGGAAGCCGTCTACGGAGTCCGGAGGTAGCGGGTGGCTGTTCAGGAAGTCCTCAAGTCCCTGGGCTCGTGGGAGGTCAAGCTCCAGCCGAACACCCCCCGCGACATCCTCGACCGGCTCGACTACTTCGGCCATGTCGCGATCGTGCCCGGCCGGCTCGACCCGCTACAGTACGGCGACAACCTCCTCACCCCCGGCACCGCCCGCTACGTCGGTGTGCTGCGGACACGGACGATCGGTGACGACGGCCGCACCAACGCCCCCCAGGACGACCTGTCCGTCGGCGGCGTGGGGATGGCGATGTGGCTGGGTGACGAGGACGGCAAGGGCGCGGTGTACGAGAACGCCGTCGAACCCGCCAGCGCCAGCTTTGCGACGGCCATCACGATGCTGCTGCCCTCGTCCGGCGCCGTCACGGTGGGCACCCTGTACAGCGTGGCGGGGCTCTACAGCGGCCACCACCAGTACGAGTCGCCCCGCGAAGCCATCAACTACGTGTGCGACACCATGTCGACGCCGTCGGTGCCCGTGTCGTGGCGGGTCAACAGCAACGGGACCTTGGATGCGGGCCCGGACAGTCAACTCTTCGTGACCACTCCGACGTGCGTCATCATGGCCACCGGCTCCGGCGAGGACATGTCGCTGCGGGCACTGCCCGGGTCGATGGACGTCACCCGGGACGTGGAGGACTACTCAACGCGGGTGGTGCTCCTCGCGGAAGGCGAGGGCTCCAGCATCGCCACCGGCGCGGCGGACATCTCCCCGGCCACCCCGTACCGGGACATCCACGGCAACGTGCTGCAGATGACCCGGCTGGTGTCCGAGTCGGACACGGCGACCGCGAACGCCGCGACCCGCGCGCAGTTGGCGTTGTCGCAGTTCACGTCGACCCGCAACGCCCTCCAGCTGTCCACGACGGACTACGACATTCACGGCACGTTCCAGGTCGGCGACCGCGTCTGGGTGTACGACCCGGACTCCGGGCTCGTCGACCTCACGGGTGAGATCACGTTCCGCGGCATGCGGATCAACCCGATCAAGCTGCAAGTCACGGAAGCCCAGTGGGCGATCACCGACCAGTACACGGTCGCCTACCGGGCAGCGGACGGCACGTGGTTGGACCTCACCCAGTACATCGAGTGGGAGACCGACGCCACCAGCAGCGTCACCGTCGGCGACTTCTCCCGGCAGCTCACCAACACCAGCAGCGAGCCCGTCGGTTCCCGGCCCAACGCCGACACCTCGGTGCCCGGGCAGCCGGTGTTCGTCACCCCGTTCACCGGCGCCGCCTACCTCGATAGTCGCGGCTTCACCCGGGCCCGAGTCGTCCTCAACTGGAACGCCCCGCTGAACGTCGACGGGTCCACGATCCTCGACGGCGACCACTACGAGATCCGCTACGCCGTCGACACCGACATGATCTACCCGGCGACATGGGCCGCCGTGTCCCAGGTCCGCTGGCAGGACCTGCAGGTGTGGAAGCAGCCTTTCGCTGCACCGAACGCACAGTGGCAGACCATGGTCGTCAACTGGGACCAGACCACGGCCCAGCTGCAGGACCTCTCACCGGGCATCGGCTACGACGTGCAGATCCGAGCCGTCGACACCACCGGCAACACCGGCGCCTGGTCGAGCGTGACGACGTTCGTCGCATCGACGGACAACATCCCGCCCAGCACGCCGGCCGCGCCCTCGGTGGCCGGGTCACGGATCGCGGTGCAGATCACCCACCAGCTCGGCAAGTCGTCGGGCGGGACGTTCAACCTCGAAAGCGACCTGGACCATCTGGAGATCCACGTCTCCTACGAGCCCGGCTTCACCCCGACCACGGCCACCCTGAAGGGCAAGGCCGTCGCCAACGCTGGCATGATCCAGGCGCAGATCCCGGTCGTCGCCACGGTGCAGATCGAGGAAACCTCGGCCCGCTACGTGCGGGTCGTCGCCGTCGACAAGACTGGCAACAAGTCCGGCCCCAGCGACGCAGCCACCGCCACAGCGCTCCTCATCGACGACGCCCACATCTCCGACCTGACCGTCTCCAAGGTCACCGCCGGATCGATCCTCGCCGACTGGGTCGTCGCCGCCCGCCTCAAGACCGCCGACACCGGAGCACGCGTCGAACTCAACTCGGCCGGCGTACAGGCCTACAACACGGCCGGCACGCAGACCGTCAACATCGCCTCCGCTGACGGCTCCGTGAACATCATCGGCACCCTCAAGTCCGGCACCAGCGGCAAACGCGTCGAAGTCAACCCCTCCTCGCTGCTGCCCGAGATCCGCTTCTACGCCAACAACGGCACCGACTACGGCTACATCAACGGCTCCACCAGCAGCAGCGACGTCAACCTCGGCCTGAACAGCTCCCAATACGACGACGGCGGCGGCACCCAAGTCATCTCCCGCGCCTACCTCAGCACAAGCTTCGCCGAGCTCGCCGTGATCCGCGCAGACACCCAGACCCGCTACGGCGGCTACGTGTGGTCCGGAGTCGGCGCGCTCTTCGCCGGATTCAACCGGGCGGGCGTCGACGGTGGCCTGCTGTACGCCGACGCCAACCAGGGAAAGTTCGGCTACAACGACGGTACGAACGCCAACTCGTTCACCTACACGAGCAGCGCTACCAAGCACATCGGGCAGTGGCCGAACTACCTCTCGGCCGGGGCCACCGACGGACTGTTCACCGGCACGGTGAGCTGGAACTTCGGCACCTCGGGCACGAACGCGCTGTCGATGTCCTACGGGCCGACGATGGCGTCGTCGATGATCCCCATCTGCACCTTCCGGTACCCGAACACAGCCATGCGCAAGTGGCAGGTCACGGCCTCGTCGACGACCGGGTTCACGTTCGAGGTCGACGCTGCGGGCCCGAACGCGACGAACAACGGCAGCGTCGGTTTCTGGGTGTATCGCGTATGAGAAGCGAGGAACGCATGGCAGCACGAGTGCGCACGGTGGAGTCCGCGGCCGCAACACGGGTCGGGGACGTCGACTGCTGGCAGGTCGTCACCCGCGCCAAGGGCGACGGTGGCATCACCCACCTGTTCCCGAGGAGCACGCTGGAGTGGCGGGCCGCCGAGTACGGCCTCGACCCATCCGATGTGGACGGCCTGCTGGACGTGGTCCTGCACGAGCAGCTCTTCGACCACGACACCGCCACCGAGACGGAGCGCGCCTTGCGTGCGGCGCGCAGCACCGCGGACGCCCGCACCAGCCACCTGGCCAGGATCGCCGCACTCAAAGCGCAGCACCGGATCGCCATCGACGCCGGCGGCCCGCTCGACGCGATCCGGTCCCGGCCCGGCATCAGCGCAGCCGGCGTGCGCGCCAAGCGCGAGGCGGTCGACGTCCACCGCTGGAACCAGATGTACGGCGGCCTTCCCGTTCCCGTGCTCAGTTCGTCTCAGGAGGTGCCCCGTGCCTGATCCGTCTACCACTCGGCTCGCGCTCTACAAGTCCAAGTCGGACGGGTCCGAGCTCGTCAACTACAGCCAGGACATCGGCCAGAACCTCGACAAGCTCGATGCGGCGGTCGGATTCCAGGCCGTCACCGCTTCCACTAGGCCGTCGTCGCCGTACTCCGGCAAGCCGATCTTCCAGACCGACACCTCGTACTCCACGTATTTCTCCAATGGCACGTCACCGGCGTCCGGCTCGTGGGTGGAGATCCCTAACTCGGCTAGCACGTTCGGCGGCAGCCTGAAGCTGGCGGCCGGAACGCAGGTCAACATCGGCGCGTCCACGTCGTCGGCGCCGCTCGCGGTCATGTCGACCACGTCGAGCGCGAACGTCATCTCCAGCCGGATGACCGGCGACACCTCCAACTCCCGCTGGTACGTCAACGCGGACGGGCAGACGAACTGGGGCGCCGGCGGCGGCAGCGCTGCGGACACCAACCTGTACCGGTCCGCCGCGAACACGCTGACCACGGACGACAGTCTGAGCGTGGGTATCAACCTGTCCGTGGCCGGCAGCGGGAGCGTCACCGGCAACCTGAGTGTCACGGGCGGCCTCAGCGTGGGGGCGACGACATGGACGACGTACACGCCGACGGTCACCAACGGCGGCACGGTGACGTGGCTGACACGGACCGGCTACTACTACAAGATTGGCAAGCTGGTCTTCGTCTGCATCTTCCTCAACGTCAACGCCGCCGGCTCCGGGACGGGCCTCGTCTCCGTCGATATGCCGTCCAGCGTGGACCGCTCCACCCGGCAGGCGCTCACGCTGCACGCGGAGACGGTCGGCGCGAACGGCAGCGCCTCGTCGTCGATCCGTGGTGGTGAGTGCGTGTTCTTCACTGGCGGTTCGGGGGCGACGTCGGACCGGTTGCGGGTCGACAACGGCACGAGCAACGAGTCGAACATTCAGGGCGCTGACCTTCTGGCCAGCGGTCTGATCACTATTCAGGGCTGGTACCGCGAGGCCTGAGAAGGGGCACGAGCATGGCCATGGAGTATCCGTACATACAGGTCTTCGCCCGGAAGGGGAATGACGCCACGGCGACGGTCAACGTGCAGGTCTCTGAGGAGGCGTATGGCGTGGATCTGCAGGCGTTGGTGGATGCGATCAAGGGGGTGCTGACGGCGGATGGTGATGTTCCGACGTTGGCGGCGACGCGGTATGAGATGAGCGTGACGACGACGCAGATGTGATGTTCAGGGCAGGGCGTCGACTTGGGGGTCGGTGCAGGTGAGCGGCTGGTGGGCTTCGGCTTGTTCGAGCTGTGACTCGGCCTCGGCGAGCCGTCCCTCAGTGTCGGTGAGCTGGTCTTGCAGGCTCTCGTTCTGCTGTTGGAGAGCTGTGTTCTGCTGCTGGAGGACGTTGACTTGGGCTTGTAGCAGGAGGTTGGCGTCGAACAGTTCGTTGCACTTCTGCCGGTAGGTGGGGAAGGCGTCTTCGACGCTGATCTGCTGGGTCATGGCTGTTCCGTTCCGTTGATGGCTTGGTCCCAGGCGACGCTGTCGGGGTGGTGGTGTGTGGCGTGGCTGGCCGCGAGGGCGGCGAGGAAGTGAGCGGCGGCTTCGGTGGCCGCCCCGGCACGGGCATCGGTGCCTTCGGCCATGTCGGCACAGCGCGAGAGGAGGCGTTCGCCTTCGCGGTAGTGGTCGGACCCGTTCACGGGCGCCTCGCTGCTGCGTCGCCGCGCCCCGGGATCCCGGAGCTGTTCGCGCCATGATGAACCCAAGCCCACGTGCGCCTCGGAATGTGGATCATCTTCGCCCCGGACTGCGCGCACCCCACGGTGAAGTGCCAGTCTTCGCCGCCCCGGTGCCCGCCGACGATGCTGTCCGGGGGCGGGTCGAAGAACCCGACCTGCTTGGCCAGCTCGGTGCGCACGAGCGTGGTGATGGTGGTCTGGTGCGGGTGCTGGGGGTCGAACTGCTTCCCGAAGTGGCCGAGGGGGTCGTTCGCGGGCCAGGGCTTCCCGTCGGGGAAGTGGACCATGTAGTAGGAGAAGACATAGTCCGCGCGGAAGATCTGCGCACCCTTCGCCAGCACCTTCAGGTGCTCGGGGTAGAACCAGTCGTCCGAGTCGAGGAAGGCCACCCACTCGGTCTTCACCGCGTCGAGCGCCCGCTGCCGGGGGATGGCGGCGCCGTCGC